GTGCTTACCGATACCAAATTAAAAAACCTCAAGCCGAAAGAGAAACTCTATAAAGTTACAGATCGTGATGGCCTGTATGTAGCCGTACTCACGTCAGGCAGCATCTCGTTCCGCTATGACTACCGAATCAATGGGCGCCGGGAAACGCTTGTCATTGGTCAGTATGGCCGTGACGGTATATCGCTTGCCGAAGCCAGGCAGGAACTAGTCGATGCAAAAATTCTCCTGAAGTCAGGAATGTCGCCTGCTGCAGCAAAGCGTGACGGTATTAAGCAGCTGCGTGGTCAGGAAACCTTTGCGGTACATACCGACAGCTATATGAAGCATGTCGTTCTCGCCGACAGTACGCGCGATATGAAGCAGGCCGTTATCGACAGGGATATTCTTCCTGCGCTGGGTAACAAGCTGATGGGTGAGATCAGTACCAGGATGGTGAGGGATCTGTGCGACAGGATAGTTGAACGTGGCGGGCGGGCGACAGCAGTACAGGCAAGAGAGATTATCAGCAGCGTTTATCGCTATGCCAACGACCGCGGGCATGGTTTTTTCAATCCGGCGGCAGATATTAAGCCAAGCGCTATTGCCACGTTTAAACCGCGTGACCGCTGCCTGAAGCCTGAAGAGATTGGTGTGCTTTTCCGCGCGCTTGATACCGTCAGCACATTGCCAACGCTCAAGCTGGCGGTAAAGCTCATTCTTATCACCATGGTGAGGAAAGGTGAATTCACTCTGGCCACCTGGGGTGAGGTTAATTTCGCAAAATCGACGTGGACTATTCCAGCCGGCAGAATGAAGGCGAGCCGTGAGCATGTTATCTATTTGCCTTCACAGGCTCAGGATCTGATGGTTGGCCTGCAGATGTGCGCTGGTGGAAGTGATTACCTGTTGCCTGGAAGATACAGCACCAGTAAGCCGCTTTCTAATGCGGCGCTGAATTCAGTTATCGATCGGGCGGTGGCGGCAGCTACAGATGCTGGTGAAAGCATACAGCCTCTCACTGTTCACGACCTTCGCCGCACAGCCAGCACTCTGCTGCATGAGGCAGGATTCCCGTCTGACTGGATAGAGAAGGCGTTGGCGCATGAGCAGAAGGGCGTCCGCGCAGTGTACAACCGTGCTGAGTATTCTCGGCAGCGCGCGTACATGCTGCAGCAGTGGGCTGATATGATTGATGCATGGATAAACGGGGAGCATTACGACCTGGTGCCGTTCTCCCCGTCTGCGTTTGAAAAATGGATGGATGGGAAGTAAAGCCGCCGGCTGGCGGCTATACGAATACGTCAATCGGATCTCCGTGAGATAAGGCCGCCTCGTTTGCTTCGCGTCGCATACTCAGAAATGCACCAACCGGATCCCAGCTATTTAGTATGGTGTCCAGTGCATTCCTGCTGTGACATGTCACAAGGCGCTGTTTCAGCATGACAGCACAGCCGCGAATGTTTGCTCGAGTGGGTCCAGCCATTTTCATGCACAGGCATAATGTGATCAGCATGTCCGCGTATTCATCGGCGGCCGCATTGAGCACCGCCGGATCTATTCGTTGCTTTAATTCATTGATTTGGTGCTTAGTGCTCATCAGTTGACCTCATTAAATGCGGTGCACGTTAGTCTGTCATCGTGAAGTTTGTGGCAGTACGGACATTCCCTTAGATGCTCGTATGCATGGTTCAATACAATGACGGACTGGTGAGGTAGCAGCGCTGTACCTTTCGCCAGCAGCTCACGAAGAAAAGTAACCATTGCGTTTGCTGAATCACGCTGCTCTCGGTAGCGCTCTGCTTCTCTCTGCAGACGAAGGATTTCACCATTTCGCTGATTGATAACTGCGCGGGCCTCTTCAAGCTGGCGGATCATGGATGGCTCATCGTAGATATTCATGCGGCCTCCGTATTCACTACCGGTATTGCGCAGCCGGGCAGCAGTTCAATCGCCGGCGCCGAGCACTGATTCCCCCACACATCGAAACCGTGTGATGACTGGCGGGCAAATAGCTCAATGCGTGAGACATCGCCCAGCAGTTGTACCAGTTTCTCCCGTATTACGTCAGGCTTGCGCGAGTTCTCCAGCCGCGGCGCCGTGACGTGCTGACAGATAGAAGCATCCATGCGCGCCGGCAGTTTCCCACGCACTGCAAACAGGCAATCTTCACTGTTCGCCCGGGTCATATGGCCCATGCCGATCGCACTGTTACCTTTGTGCTTGTTCGTCTTATGCCAGGTGAATCCCTTCATGGTCATCAGCTTGAATCCCCACGCTTCAACAACTTTCAGCGCCTCAACCGGCTGAGTGGGCACCCACCACATCGCCAGCAGACAATCGTCGGCGGCGAGCTCCCAAACCGGCAACCTGCAGATATCCAGGACATTCATCACCGGGTATTTGAACCCGGCGCCGCGGTTACCGTCTGCGGCTTTATCGCGGTATACCCAAGGCGGATCCGCATAAATCAGGGTGTACTTAGTCATAAACCACCCCGCGGCATCCGATTCCGTTGTATTCTCCACGGCGCAACTTCATACTTTTGGTAATGCACTGCTCGCGGCGGATGGCGATCCTTGCTCTTTCCACTTCAGTTTGTGCGACATCGAGACATTCAAGCCAAAGTCGTGATGCGAGTCGAAACTGCCCACGTTCTTCGCGTGAGATGGCGCGCCGTTCGATTTCCAGAGCTGCCGGTGATTCGGCGACTACCTTCAATGATCTGCGCGGCGCGTAGCTACGATGGTACTTCTGCAATCTGGTTAATTTGCTCATCTTATCCAGCCTTTTACGAATATGACCGCCAGCAGAAATAGCCAGGCGGATACAGCGGTCAGGTACCAGTACCACCCTGACCACTTTTCCCAATGGCGCGCTAACGCCTTCATGCCGCAGAACTCACCGGGCGATAAACTCTCTGATCAACCGGTGGCTTTTTTCCTGTGTATGCCTCAGGGCTATTGGCCTTTCTTTCATCAAGCCATTTTTCAACTTCTTCCTTGGTCCATGCACAGCGACGGTCGGTGATATACCAACGCTTAGGGAATTCGCCTGCAGCCTCCAGGCGGTCAATCGTGCTCCATGACAGTGGCACCACCGCCAGGAGTTCCTTCTTACCTAAAGCACCTTTCATAAAAACCTCTCTTTGATACAGGTGCGGCGCGCGTGGCGCCGCGGTGGTGTTATTCGAATTCAGGTCGCATGTCGTTAAGCGTCGTCATGAAGCCATGGTGGTATTCATCACCTAGTTTTTCAGCCATCGAGTTGATTTCGTCTTCGGCACGCTTAAACATCTTCTTGGCGTCTGTTGAGGATGAGTCCAGGCTGTTCAGGATTGCGCTAACGTATTCCCGCGCTTCTTCGCGCTCAGAGTCAGAGACCACTGTCAGGCTTTGCTGCTCATCATCAACAACGGAATATTCCCCGGTGATAACTGCTGCGTTATCCTGACTCAGTCCTGCTTCCGCTCGCTCATCCATCACAACCGCTTTTTGCAGTTCGATAGAAACAGGCAGGTATTTAAACAGTCGACGGATCACCGTCTTTTTCGCCATTTCATCGAAGTGGTCCACCCACGGACCGCTGCTACCGGCTTTGCTCAGAGCGCGAACTTTCTCAACGTCTGCACGGCTCATAACTTCGAACTGAACACCACCATCTTTCAGGCGGGCGACTGCATATACATGGGTCAGTTCGCCACGGTCACCAGTTTCGCAAGGTGAGTGCTCGAGCGTTTCTTCCAGGCCGTATGAGTAGCTGAATTTGTCGTTTGCATGGACCGTGCGCGCTGAGATGCTCAGGATTTGCCCTGAGCGACGGGCAAGGTCAATCATCCCGCGATAGCCGATAATCAGCTGCGCTTCTGTCGATACTGTTTCCCAGCGGCCATTAACTTTCTGACGCTTGTCGAACGGAATCAGGTATGCGTGGCCAAGTGCGCCGCCCGGTTCTAGCCCGAGCTGAGCGCATTGCATTATTGCCCCGAGGAAACTTGCCTGGTCGCATGCTGCCAGTTTTGGAACCTTGCGAATCTCTGTAGTGGCGATGCGCGCCAGGCGGTCAGCTGTCATGTGCTTTGGAAGAGCCAGCGCCATCTGGGCTTTAATTTTTGGATCCGCGAGAAGTCCAGCCAGCGTGGTAGGTTTCTCGTTATGCTGTGCAACCTGGTTCCCGGTCGCTGCTGCCTTAAGTGCATTGGTAGACATTTTTTCTCCTTACTTCATTCTGAAAACGCGTGATGTAGTTGCTGTTTTGAACTTTTCGTACAGGTCTGGGTGCTCAACCTGGAATAATTTCTGGTCGAACCGGTTGCTAACCTGAGATTTCCATGTGCAAATCGGTTTACCGTCCAGCGTCAGGATTGAGTGTTCCTGCATGTACAACTTCAGCTTCTCTTCCGATACGGCGATTTCTGCTTCCAGTGACTTGCAACGAGACTTCATGTCTCGAAGGTCGTTGAACAACGCCAAAGCCTTTCCGTCTGCCTCAATGCTTGAACCTGCATCCTTCTCAAACATCAGAGAAATATCGCTGACGGTTGTGGCCTCTGGCGGGTTCAGGTTTATCACCCGGTCCCAGAAGGCGACCTCTTTCTCCAGAATGGCCTGAATGGTTTCCTCATCACGCTCAACCCGATATATACGGAAGTCGTCACCGCCAATAAGGACGCCGAATACGCATACCTGTTTTCCTGTAACCATCAACCCATGCATGGCCTGAGCCGTGTAATGAACAGGTATCGCATCTGTCTGAACTTCACCCCATTCCTTAGCCTTAAATGGGCTTACCGTTTTGATCTCTATGTTTTCGCCGGTAGCTGCCTCTGCATCGATCTCAGCAGCGATAAATCCGTAATCGCGGTGAATGTACCTGTTGCCGCGATGAATAATTTCCAGACCAGTTTCTTCAGAAAGTAGGTCGATAACGTATGGCTCCATGCGTTGGCCACGCGTGAAAACTTTTTGCTTTGAAGGATCTACTGGCTTAACGCGTGGCTGAACCTTATCCAGATAAACCTCAAGCGGAGTGCGCCACGGGCTAATCCCGAGGATACCGGCGACATCGCTGCCGCCGAGGTATTTGGTTCTGTCCATGATTCCGGCGTTCTGCATCATGCCGCCGTCCTCGCGCTGTCGATCTGGTCTGCCACATCCCACTTACCAACGATCCCGGTCAGTTCGCTGATGAATGCTGCCAGTGATTCTTCAAACTCCACGCTTTCTACCGCGGCATTGATGATTTCCTGACGGACGCCAGCGCGGCGAAGATTGTCGAATGCCGGAAGCAGGTATTCAGTTTTCAGAGTTTCCTGCAGTTCAACCTGGCGGTCGTGAAGCATCTCGGCGACGCGGTAGTCACGATCAAAGCCAGCCATGATTTTTTGCAGGTTGCGTTGCTGTTGAGTTGAAATCATTTGCTCACCCCCATATCCATTTCAGTCCTGGCCGCCAGCTTGTTAACGAATGCCCAGCTAATGGCCTCTGTCAGCGTGCGAAACTTCCAGCTCATCAGCCCGCATGCCGTAACGCAGTACCAACCGTTAATGATCTTCCACTGCATAATTTGTTACCTCGGTCTGTTACCGTTGAGGTAATAATTATCCGTATGTGATTTGAAGTCAATAGATATGAACGTAAAAAATTACCCGTCGGGTAATAATGCAGGCATAAAAAAAGCCGCTCAATGGCGGCTTACTTGTTGTTTATTATGGAATTATTGATGAGGCTTTTCGTGCTTAACAATCACAAAATCAATGTAGTTCGCGATAGCCATTTTGTCGGACTCAGGTAACAATTTGTACCTGGCACGGTCATATTCGATAGCTGCCGGGTCATCTGGTGGCAGCAAAAGCTCGTAGGCATGGCGACCGAACGGCTCAGCCAGCGCAGCCAGGTTGGTAATGGATATGCTGGCCTCGTTGTTGAGGAACCGGTTAATTGTAGACTGACTGACGCCAGACTCTTCCGCCAGGCGCTGTTGCGATGACAGGTTTCGGTTCTCGCTCATCCAGCGTTTAAGGTTCCATGATGCCAACTTGCCAATCTCCCCGAAGTCGACATCCTGCACCTCTTCACGGACTGGCATGAATTTATCGATGTCGAGCCAGTTGGTCGGCTTGTTAGCGGCCTTCTCAATTTTACGTGCAGCCACGTCGCCAATTATCTTTTTGCCGCTTGCCCAGCGGTTAATCAGATTTGGCTGGGTCTCCATCCGCTCCGCCAGGCGAGACTGAATTCCGTTGAATTCACGGTAGATCAGCTCTTTCAGGTTTTCGCGCCGGATATCGTGGATGCTTTTCATGTCAGTAAAATATTTCTCATATGTGAATCATTTAGTGTTTCAATTTACTGCCTTTTTACCTCTCGGGTAAATGCACCCCTGCGGTAACAAACATTGATTTTTGTTACCTTATGGGTGAATATTCATTATCTGAAATAAATATCAGGCAATAGTTATGAGCGAGAACACGCAGTTCGATTTTAAAAAACACTGGCTTGCGCTGACGCCGGATGAGCGTGAGGCGTTCGCAGAAGAGGCCGGAACGACAAGCCATTACATCCAGACTCACCTGACCGGTAAGCGCAAGATGCCAGGTAAGGCATTGATGAATGGGCTATTTAAGGCATGCAAATCCCGCGAATGGGTTAAATCAAAGCCTGAACTGGCTTACTTCTTCTACTCCTGATCCTCTAAAAATTCCCCTTCAGGCCGCCTTTTGGCGGTCTTTTCATATCTATTCGTAACTTCAAGGTAATAATGATCCGAATATGGTTGATCTTTTTTCGGTCATCGCACAAAATCATCGTAACCATAACCAGAATATGAGGTGAAGTGTGGAGATTATCACTCGTCTTGACGCTGCAAAGTCAGGTCTTAAGCGTTATTACACTGGTAAACAATGCAAGCATGGCCATGACAGCGAGCGTTGGGTTTACAACGGACATTGCGTGGAATGCACGATGGAGACGAACCGCCGGCGCCAGGCTGAGATTAAACGGATTATGGGTGAAGCGGCTAAAGGCGTATCGCCGGAGGTAATCTGATGGCCCGCATTCGAACCATTAAGCCGGAATTCTGGACAGATGAAGATATGGCCGAGATCTCAGAACCGGCATGTCTTCTTGCTATTGGCCTCCTGAATTACGCCGATGATGAGGGTTACTTTAATGCTAACCCGAAACTGATAAAAGCAGCGGTGTTCCCTATCCGAGAACCTTCCGTTCCTATTCCGGTACTAATACGGGAGCTTTCCAACTGTGGTTATTTGTCCATGTTTTCCACCCAGGATGGCAAGCATTTTGGGGTCATCAAAAACTTTCTGAAACATCAGGTAGTAAACAAGCCAAAAGAAAGCAAAATCAAATGCTTACCACTTATACCGTATGAGTACGGTACTGATACCGGACAAGTACCATTAGGAATGGATCAGGGATCAGGGATCAGGGAAAGTAAAACCCCTCTCTCTGCGCGCGAAGAAATTCAAATCCCTCCTGTTGTCGTTCCAGGAGTCGGTGAGCCGATAGGGAAATTCACCATGCATGAAAACTGGCAGCCGTCAGATGACTTTGTCATGCGAGCCAGAATGTGGGGTCATGCACTACCTGCTGATGGGTACAAAAAATCTGATCTTGCAGAGTTTGTTACGTACTGGGCTGCTGAAGGGAAAGTTATGCAGCATGTTCAGTGGGAGCAGAAGTTTGCGCGCCTGCTGATGCAGAAGGCCGCCAGAGCCAACGGGAAGAAGGGTAACGGCGCTGAACAAAACGAACCGCACTGGAACAGTCCAGAAGCGTGGGAGGATTTCCTGTGAACAATGTATTTAACGCCATTCAGAACCGAGACGGTGATGCGTTAGCCCGCCTGACAGGGTCTGATCGTCAGTATGCAGGTAGCGACAATGTGGTGAACATCTCGGCAGAGCGTTTAGTCGATGCCCTGTTTAAACAACTTAAGCAACTCTTCCCGGCGGCAGAGCAGACTAACCTGAAGACACCTGCGCAGGAGACAGCCGCCAAACAGCAGTGGATAGCAGCTTTCGCTGAAGGTGGGATACGTACCCGCGAACAGGTATCTGCCGGAATGCGGCATGCCAGAGCCAGTGAGTCACCGTTCTGGCCTTCACCCGGGCAATTCATCAAGTGGTGCAAAGACAGCAAGATTGTGCTGGGCGTCAGCATCGAGGATGTCATGGGAGAGTTTCATCGCTACGCCAAGGAGAAAAGTCTCCAGCCTGGTGGCCCTGAACAATTCCCCTGGCGCCATCCTGTCATGTACTGGATAGTTTGTGATACCCGGCGTGCGATGTACCAGCGGCAGCTGAGCGAGATTGAGGTCGAGAAGCATGCGCGCAAACTCCTGGATGAGTGGGCGTCGAAGGTAGCTGCAGGTCATCAGATACCCGATCCGATTCTGAGCATTCAGGCGAAGCCAGAGCCAATTCAAACACCAGTTGATACAGGCGGTAATGCTTACCACCCACCCGGTAAAAGCTTCGGATGCATGCCGAATGCCGCCACCCTGGGGGGAATGACACCGGCACAATGGCTGATGGAGGAATACAGGCGAGGGAAAGCGGCAGGACTCATCAGGTAACACGAAAGCGCGGTAGCGCATTTTTTTACGCCCGAATTGTTACCTGAAAGGTAAAAATAAATGCGCATAGCTATTGAATATAATCCGTATATGGATTTAAATTACCCAAGAGGTAAATCATGAAGAAACAACTTCAGGCTCTCGGAAGGCTCAAGTCTGGCCAGATGAACAAAACCGAAACCGCCTACGCGCAACAGCTTGAACTGCGTAAGCGCTACGGGGAAATCGCCTGGTATCGGTTTGAAGGTATCAAGCTGCGACTGGCTGACAACACGTTCTACACGCCTGACTTCGCAGTGATGCTTGCCGGTGGGCAAATGGAATTGCACGAAGTGAAGGGCTACTGGACCGATGACGCCAGGGTGAAAACCAAAGTCGCCGCTGAACAGTATCCGTTCCGGATCATCGGGGTAACGAAGCTACCAGCCAAAGCCGGCGGCGGGTGGAAGGTCGAAGAGTTCTGAATTTACGATCTTCATGGATTTCAAATGAATCAATAGGTTATGTGGGTAATCGGGGGTAATGATGGACTTTATGAATCATAGCGGGCGCACTTTACGGTTGTATGCGCTGGCGTTGAACTTTCTGGTGCTGATCGCAGTTGTTGTGCTTTCGGCTTTTGGTATCTGGCTTGTTAACGAATGGGTGGCAGCATGAATAACGAACTCACAGCAGCACTGTTAACTATCGAGAAATGCCGCGAGCTTTCAGGTTGCCCGGCTTGCGTAGACCTGCAGGACTGGGTGAAGCAGCTGGCGGCAGAAAGCTTGCAATGGCAAATGTCAATTCCTCATCGCATCGTAGCCGGGATTAAGGCTGATGGGGTGGACATCATTAGAAACGCTCTAATCAAATTTGTGGAAGATGAAGTAGGGCCCAACGATGTTGTTCCTGGACTAATTAGAGGTGCCGAGATTTGTGTTTCTGTGGCTGATTCGCTGCGCGAGGGGGACGACAAATGAGCAATCGCATCCCTAATTTCGGCTGGAACCGCCTGAAACTGGCAACGCTCACCTATGAGCAACTGGCTCAACTGGAAGAGCAAGTGAAGGCCGAGCATGCCTGCAAAAACGGCATTCACCTCTTCGACAAAGCCGGTCAGCGCAAACTCGATGCCCTTAGCTGGGCCGTATACAACAAGCAGAAGGCGGAGCGTGCAGCATGAGTAAGACGCTGGATATTCGCGCCGGTGACCGGTTCGAAACGGTTTACCCATTCATTTTCGTATGCACTGACCATCAGCAATGGGACGGAAATGTATTCACCGATGAAAGGTGGATTGGTGGTTGCCGAAAGACATTTGAGCCAGCTGATTGCGGTTATGGTGACCAGACCGTTTACACAGCTGATGCAGAAGGGAAAAGAATCCTTGAGGTTCTGTCTGTCGCTGAAATGCCTGGAAAGTGGCAGCGCCGGATCATCTATGCCTGCCATCTTGTTGACCCGGAAGGGAAAGAAAGGAAAGGCAGGAAGGCCTATACGGTAACCGAGGACAGATTCATCAAAATGTCGTCAGGGTATTTTGCGGATTATGGAGTGGAGAACAGCGATGACTGATATCACCGAACTGGCGCAGCGGAACGAACTGCTGATTGCAAACGGGCAGCAGACAGCAGACCTGCTACGCCACCTGGCAGATAACGAAATTGATTCTGACTATTTTGCCGTTGTGTCGGAGTGTGAAAGCTACGGGAAAGAAACTGACGCTGAGTTATCGATCACGGAGTTTGCCCTCCGTGCCGCTGGCTACGTTGACGCGCTGGTAGAGGCGCTGGAGAAGGCGCAGGAGACGATTGCATTTCAGCAAGGAGAAATTAAAGCGCTTTTGTCGTCGTTGGAGTCCCGCACCGTCACCGTGAAGCTTCCTCCACGAGTTGATAGCTCGAATGTTCCGTTTGCCGCGCATACCTGGAATTGCTGCCTGACCGAGGTCGAGAAGCGTCTTACCGGCGCTGGCATCAAGGTGGGAGATGAGTGATGAAAATGGGTGAACACATGGAGCCGGTTATCGAGCTGCTGGAAGAACTGAACGGCAACAACAGTGACGCAAAACTAAAGCTACTCGCCCTGGTTATATCGGAATACATGATAAATGCGGATGTCACTGGCTTTGAGGTCACCGCGGGGAAGATGAAAGTTTCCGTAGATATAAGCGTGGAGGAATAGCCCATGACCAAATCCACCATAACCAGAGAGCAGGCCGAGCTTAGGGCGTTCATCACAGGGTTCCTGACTGACCAGGCGCACGATAAACAGTCAGCAGACAGCCTGACAGCTAAGGTTTTCCGTATTGCGCTGGCCGCAATGGACAGCGAGCCGGTTGGTGAATTCTACGAGGATGGACCACTGAACTGGTATCAAATTTCCGATGGCGACCGAGTCCCGGCCCACAGGCGAATTCCGCTCTATCGCCACGCGCAGCCAGCGCCGGTAGTGCCTGATGATGTGCTGGACGCATTGCAGAAGGTTGCTCGTATACGCCTCGACCTGGATGAATTCGACGGCGACCGTCGCGGCATTGCTGATTGCCTGTGTGATGCCGAAGAGGCATTAATCGAGGTGGTAAACCGCCGCGCCGACATGCTCAATGGAGGAAAGCCATGAAAGACCATGAAATCCGTGAGCTGGTCAATCAGTTGCGCGATATCGCGATCGAATATCATGGGGCCCAGCAACTGAGAGAACGCATTGCGCGGGCTGTCCGCGCCGCCATCCTCCAGGCTGAACCTGTAACGACAACTAGCAAGTTGCCAGGCGTCATTGATGATAATTTGGTAGAAGGTCTCAGGCTCCTGCAGTGCATGCTTGATGACTATAGAGAAAGAAATTATGGGCACGCTCAAGATTGGGTTCGCCACATAGACCAAAGGTTTTCTGAGCATAGTGAGGCGCACGGAGATGATGTCTATTGCATTTTGCACAGGCTTTTAGCCGGTGAAGGTGATAGTAACTCCCCGGCAATTCCGGATGGTTCGGCGTCCATGCTTCGTCGCTGGCTGGCATTTGGCCGCGGTATGCAAAATGCAGGTAGCCAACTGCCTCACAACCTGATTGCGGAAACTGAGTCCATGCTCGCAGCCGCCCCGCAGTTACCCGGCAGCGAACCCGCAGCAGTACCGGATACATGGATTCCGGTAAGCGAGCGGATGCCGGAAGATGAGCAGGAGGTGCTCACCATAAACAGGATGGGCCATCGCTTTGTATCATTCTTCGATAAGCACTCAGGGTTGTTTTTCGACAGGCTTGATGCGCCATCAGCATGCTGCATAGAGCACGTGCTGGTAACCCACTGGATGGAATTGCCAGCCGCCCCGCAGGAGGTGAAAGGTGAGTAACCAAATCCCTGAAGCTGTAGCCGTGGCGATGATTAACGCAGCCAGAGATATCACGGTAGCAAAAATTAATGCCAAAGGCGCAAAGTTCGACGGTTATGTAAACGCGGTAAACTGGTTTGATCGTTCAATGAAAGAGGTCCACGAAGCCGTTAAAGCAGTACTTCCTGACGTTGAGCGGTAGGTGAGGTTATGCCTAAATCCCCAGCAGAACGCAAAGCCGCGCAGCGCGCGCGGCAGTCCGCCGCCGGCGAGCGCAAAATTGAACTGGTGCTGGATGAGCAGGAGCAGGAAATGCTGGCGCGCAATTGTTCCGCCCGGCGCCCTGGTCGTGATCCCTATGAGATGGCCGAGTACATCGCGTTGCTTATCCGCCAGGATGATGCGCGGGTACGCGGCCGTATAAAGTCAATCAGCAAGCGCCGCTGCGGTAAGTGTGGTGATGCTCTGCCGGTGGCATCATGCCCGTGCGCTGGCGATTCTGCGTGCTGGGCTACGCTTGGCTGGCACGAAACAAAATTGCCTCTGTGACATGTCACGACAGATTGACTAAATCCTCACATAGAATTACTGTTTAAATATACAGTATTTTTATGTGAGGTCATCATGGGCTTTCCATCTCCAGCCAAAGACTACGTCGAGCGAACTCTATCCCCCAATATCCTGTGCCACATTGACGGCAATTGCCGGGTTATCGAAACCAGCGCCGGATACGCCGTTATCAATACCGCCATCAGGCCAAAGCAGGGGAGTAACATCCTGATATCCCTGTGCGGCATCCTGCAGTTTGCAGTGGTTCGCGGGAAGGCAATCATCACCGATGACGGCGAAGCGATTGAAGGCGATGCGCTTGATGATGTCGACGTGAAAGGGGTGCTGACGTTCCTGGTTAATCGCGCCGACTGGCAGAGAGAAGATGATATTCCGATCATGTAACATCCTTGCTGGCATGATAGTATTACCATAGCGGTAATAATTACCCGGAGTGTTACCATGCCAAAGGACCCAAAACGAAAATCAACGCAGTTTAAGCCGCTGACAGTCCAGCAGGAGGCCTATTGCCAGGAGTATGTGAAATGCCCTGAGAACCAGACTCAGGCGGCAATTAACGCCGGATACTCACCAAATACAGCGGGAAAGTTCGCCAGCCAGAACATGCGCGATGCGCGTATTCAGAAACGAATTGCTGAGCTGATGGAAGACCGCAACAAGCGCCTGCGCGTCAGTGCCGATTATGTCCTGCTACGCCTGGTGGAAATCGACCAGATGGATGTGCTTGATATCTTGAATGATGACGGCGGGCTGAAGCCTATCCGCGAGTGGCCGAAGATATGGCGCACCACACTAAGTGGCTTTGACCTGTCGTCAACCATCATGAACATGGATGAGACCACGATCGAGACCATCCTCAAGAAAATCAAATGGCCCGATAAGGTGAAGAACCTCGAGCTAATCGGTAAGCACGTCGATGTGATGGCGTTCAAAGAGCGCATGGAAGTTAACGTGAATGTCACTATCGCCGACCGCATGGCCGCCGCGCGCAAGCGCCTGAAAGAGCACAATGGCGGTGACCAGTGACCAATGCCGTGCTATCCCCGGAAGAACAACTGATCGACGATATCGCCAGCTTCACTCACGACCCGCTGGGGTATGCGCTTTATGCGTTCCCGTGGGGTGAGGATGGCACAGAGCTGGCGCACGCCACCGGGCCGCGACAGTGGCAGGCTGATGCATTCCGCGAGATAGGCGAGCACCTGCAGAACCCGGCAACACGTCATCAGCCGCTGATGATTGCCCGGGCCTCCGGTCACGGTATCGGTAAATCCGCTTTCATCTCGATGCTGATTAACTGGGGAATGTCCACCTGCGAGGATTGCAAGGTGGTGGTGACCGCCAACACCGACAACCAGCTGCGCACGAAGACCTGGCCGGAAATCATTAAATGGTCGAACCTTGCCATTAACAAAGACTGGTTTATCTGCACCGCCACGGCGATGTACAGCAACGATCCCGGCCACGACAAACGCTGGCGCGCTGACGCAATCCCATGGTCTGAGCACAACACGGAAGCGTTCGCCGGCCTGCACAACGAGCGCAAGCGTATCATCGTCGTATTCGACGAAGCATCCAACATTGCCGATCTGGTTTGGGAGGTTGCCGAGGGTGCGCTGACGGACGAAGATACCGAAATTATCTGGGTGGCGTTCGGTAACCCGACGCGCAATACCGGGCGTTTCCGTGAATGCTTCCGCAAATACAAGCACCGCTGGAAGTGCGCGCAGATTGATTCCCGCACCGTGGAAGGCACCAACAAACAGCAGTTGCAGAAGTGGGTGGATGACTACGGCGAAGATAGTGACTTTGTGAAGGTGCGCGTACGCGGGATCTTCCCTGACGCGTCAGAGCTGCAGTTTATCCCTACAGGCTTGACCGACGAGGCCATGAAGCGAGTCGTCACCGCGGCGCAGGTGACGCATGCACCGGTGATTATCGGCGTAGATCCGGCTTATTCCGGCGTGGATGACGCGGTGATATACCTGCGGCAGGGGCTGCACAGCAAAGTACTCTGGACCGGCAATAAGACCACCGACGATTTGATTATGGCGAAGCGTATCGCTGACTTTGAGGACGAATACAAAGCTGACGCCGTATTTATCGACTTCGGCTACGGCACCGGGCTGAAGTCCATCGGTGACGGCTGGGGCAGGACGTGGCAACTGATCCCGTTCGGCGGTGGTTCCACCGACCCGCAGATGCTCAACAAGCGAGGCGAGATGTTCAACGCCTGTAAGACGTGGCTTAAACTCGGCGGCGCGCTGGATGACCAGGAGACGGCTGATGACCTGTCGGCGGCAGAGTACAAGGTGAGGGTGGACGGTAAGATCGTCATGGAGCCGAAGGAAGATATCAAAGAGCGTCTTGGCCGGTCACCAGGAAAAGGTGACGCGCTACTGCTGACGTTCGCATTCCCTGTCGCGAAGAAACTGAATGACCCGCGACAGCAGCAGGGTAAGGCCATCACTGACTACGATCCGTGGGCGTAAAAAAGCCCGCGCATCGGCGGGCTGATTGTGACATGTCACGGAATTACTTGATGGCATTAAAGCCAGCGTTAATAGCTTCCGCGATATTTACCGCATTGGGTTTATCAAATAGTCCACTCTGAATAAGCGCCGCATGCAGGCATTGTAACTTCATGTTGTATAAGTGCTCACTGCGGTAATCTGCATCTGATTTTGAAAGTCCATTCTCGAATGTTTCATTTATTCCGCCGCCCATGTTGTACCACTGCCAACACTTACCAAACTCACGATTTAGATCGCCATCATTCAGTCCATCAATCACTGATAGGTCAGATACCGCATCTTCATGCTCAGGCTGATATCCTTCTCCGATAGCTTGTTTCAGGTATTCGATCATCTCGCCGCGTGGCTGGCTAAGCTCTTCAATCTCTTTCATGATTATCACCTTAAAAAAATGCCCGGCGAACCGGGCGAAATGGAAGCAATGAAGGGTGCCTTCCTTGGCTGGGTGTCACAGGGTTTACAGCATGAAGTCATCGTGATGGCGTCCTGCTGTAAAAAGGGCGGTGGTCAGAAAGGGAATAACTGCCACCGCCAAACTTGCACTGGAACTACGGGTATCACGGTCCTGAGGTGTGATTGGGTTGTGGTGGCCGGTGCTGATCTCCGGCTTGTAAATGGATTACCCGTCGTCGCCATGGTGAGCCATTACCTCACCATCTAGCTGATAAGTTAGCGCATCAGCCTGCGCATTCACCACAACGGAAAGAGCATTCCTGCCATGTGCACTCATTCAAGTGGAATGCATAAGGTGGTGTCTGAAATGCTCTTACCTGTTGCATCCTCGTCTCTTCCGAGGTGTCACACCGAACCGCCACAATGGTGAGTTGCAACTTCGTGCCTAAACGATGGCTTGCACATTCCGGCTACCCGCTCGGGGGTAAAGAGACCAAGGAACCCCGCCGGACCGCTAACGACACATGTGCCATATGCCGTGAATCAACAGCATCGCTGTTACCTTAAAGGTAATAATTGCAACCAATAAAGTCAATATACTACGCGAAATAATTCATATGTGGTTAAATTGGTAATAATTTAAACGCGTATGGAGTATCGATATGTGCATTGGCAGCAAGCCATCAGTACCTGCAGCACCAGAAGTTCAGGCGGCGCCGCAGGAACAGGATCAGGCTGTGGTCGATTCCCGCGATGAAGAAACCCGCCGCCGCCGCGCAGCCGCCGGTCGTAGTTCTACGCTGCTGACCAGTGCGCAGGGTGACACCTCCACCGCCATTACCAGCGGTAAAACGCTGCTCGGTCAGTAACAGGAGCGCGGGATATGGCGGAAACCATTAAAGAGCAATTGCTGAAGCAGGTGGCTTTGCTCAATAACGATCGCTCTTCGTTCGAACCGCACTGGCGCGAGCTAAGCGACTTTATCAACCCGCGCGGATCACGATTCTTGGTCACTGACGTCAATCGCAATGACCGCCGTAATACAAAGACAGTTGACCCGACAGCGACGCTGGCAAACCGCACGCTATCAAGCGGCATGATGTCAGGCATCACTTCGCCAGCGCGCCCCTGGTTTAAGCTGGCAACGCCGGATCCGGACATGATGGACTATGGCCCGGTTAAGCTGTGGCTTGAGGCCGTCCAGCGCCGGATGAACGAGGTCTACAACAAATCGAATCTGTACCAGTCTCTGCCACTGCTCTACAGCAGCCTTGGCACTTACAGCACTGGTGCGATGGCCGTTCTGGAGGATGACGAAGACGTTATCCGCACCATGATGTTCCCAATCGGCAGTTACTACCTGGCGAACTCTGCGCGCGGCAGCGTCGATACCTGCTATCGCAAATTCACCATGACCGTGCGTCAACTGGTGATGGAATTCGGTATGAGCAACGTCAGCGCCTCCGTAAAAGGGCTGTGGGAGTCCGGATCATATGAAACGTGGATCGAAGTGATTCATGCCGTATATCCAAACATCGACCGCGATACCGGAAAGCTGGACAGCAAAAACAAGCGCGTCAAATCCGTTTATTTCGAAGTCGGCGGAGATAACGACAAGCTGCTGCGTGAGTCTGGTTTCGATGAATTTCCGATTATGGCGCCGCGCTGGGAAGTTAACGGCGAGGACGTTTACGGTTCATCCTGCCCTGGCATGATCGCTCTTGGTCAGGTTAAAGCTCTGCAGCTTGAGCAGAAGCGCAAAAGCCAGTTAATCGACAAGGCGACTAACCCGCCGATGATCGGTCCAACTTCACTCAGATCACAGCGCGTCTCTCTTCTTCCTGGTGATGTGACGTATCTGGATGTGATGACAGGCCAGGAAGGATTAAAACCTGCCTACCTGGTAAACCCGAATACTGCTGATCTGCTTGCTGACATTCAGGATACGCGGCAGATGATTAACAGCGCCTATTTCGTCGACCTCTTCATGATGCTGCAGAACATCAACACGCGCTCTATGCCGGTTGAGGCAGTGATCGAGATGAAAGAAGAGAAGTTACTGATGCTGGGCCCTGTGCTTGAGCGTCTGAACGATGAATGCCTGAACCCGCTTATCGATCGCACCTTCTCCATCATGGCGCGCAAAAACCTTTTACCACCGCCGCCAGATGTACTTCAGGGAATGCCACTGAAGATTGAATACATCTCCGTCATGGCGCAGGCGCAGAAATCAATCGGGCTATCAAGTCTGTCATCCACCGTTGGCTTTATTGGCCAGCTTGCTCAGGTCAAACCTGAAGCGCTCGACAAGCTTGATACAGACCAGGCCATTGACGCTTTCGCTGAAATGTCCGGCGTATCTCCAACGGTCATTGTCCCTCAAGAACAGGTTAACCAGATTCGCGAAGAACGTGCTCAGCAGCAGAAGCAGCAGCAGGCAATGGCAATGGGTATGGCTGCGGCACAAGGCGCCAAGACGCTAAGTGAAGCGCAGACCGCAGATCCGAGCGTGCTTACTGCTATCTCTGGCACCGTCGGTGCACCTGCAGGAGGTCAGCAATGACAGATATCGATGACGAAAAACTCAGGGCGGAGCGTGAACTAGAGGCGCGCGAGCGTGAGCAGCGCGATATCGACGATATCAAGTTTGTCATGGACAGCGAGAAAGGCCGCCGCGTCGTCTGGCAGATCCTGGTTGAAGGCCAGGTATTCGGAGCCTGCTTCAGCCCAGACCCATACGTTACAGCATTTAACGAAGGTAAGCGTAACCATGCGCTGTCGCTGTTCCAGCGAGTCATGGTGCATTGCCCTGATCAGTATCTGAAGATGGCCGCAGAGGCTAACGAAAAGGAGTAGACGCAATGACGATCAAACGAATTCTACCTATCCGGCTCGACGGTAACGCGATCATTGCTGATGTGGAGGATAGCGGTGCGGGAGATTCAGTTGCATGGGCTGACATTACTGGCAAGCCAAGCACGTTTCCTCCTTCGGCTGCGACCACCTCAGCTATTGGTGGCGTAAAGATGGCTGCCACTCAGGCTAACTCCACCGCGACTGATGCGGCTGGCCTGGTAACTGATTTTAACGCTCTGCTGGCCAAGTTGAAGGCCGCGGGGATTATGGCTTAAGAGGCACTAGATGAACTTATTCGAACGTTTGATGTATCGCCGCCTTTGCAACGAGCAGCCTGCTGACGGCGGCGCTGCTCCGGCGGCGTCTGAGCCATCAGCACATGCTACAGATGCTCCTGTTCCTGCTGCTGAACCGGCTAAACCAGAAGGCGATAAGCCACAGACTGGCACTGAAGTTGACAATCCTAAGGAAGACAAGCCCGCTGATGGTGATAAGCCAACTGATAAGCCGGATGACGAAAAGCAGAAGCAAGAAGGTGCACCGGAGAAATACGAATTTACCGCTGGCGAAGGCGTTGAGTTGGATACCGAAGCGCTGAAAGATTTCGAACCGGTAGCGCGCGATCTGAACCTGACCAATGAGCAGGCGCAGAAGTTGGTCGATGCATACCCGAAGATTCTGGCAGGCGTCCAGCAGCGCCAGGCGGAAGCATGGCAGGCGCAAACTGAAGAGTGGGCGGCAACAGTGAAGGCCGATAAAGAAATCGGTGGCGACAAGTTGACGGCAAACCTCGGCGTTGCGCAGCGCGCTCTGGATACCTTCGGTACGCCGGAGTTGAAGGAATACCTGAACGGTACCGGTCTCGGCAACCACCCTGAACTGGTGAAGGCGTTTATCAAAGTAGGTAAGGCCATGTCGGAAGACGGCATGGTTACAGGTAAAGAAAGCGGTCAGCGTAGTGCGGCCGAAGTGCTATATGGCAAATAAGAGAGGATATAACCATGGCTGTTAAAGGCATTAATGCGCTGACGCTGGCTGACTGGGGTAAGCGCATCGACCCAAACGGGAAGGTTGATAAAATCATCGAGCTTCTCTCCCAGACTAACCCGATCCTGCAGGACATGCTGATCGTTGAAGGCAACCTGCCTACCGGTCACCGCACCACCGTGCGCACCGGCTTGCCGTCTGCAACCTGGCGCCTGCTGAACTACGGCGTGCCGCAGAGCAAATCGACCACCGTTCAGGTTACTGATGCTATTGGCATGCTGGAAACCTATGCGGAAATCGATAAATCACTGGCAGACCTTAACGGGAATACTGCTGAATTCCGCCTGTCTGAAGATCGCGCATTCATTGAAGCGATGAATCAGCAGATGGCGCAAACCCTGTTCTACGGTGATTCCAGCGTTAACCCACAGCAATTTATGGGCTTATCTTCGCGTTATTCCGACCTGTCGGCAACTAACGCACAGAACATTATCGACGCCGGCGGTTCCGGTACCGATAACACCTCTATCTGGCTGGTTGTATGGGGTGAAAACACCGTACACGGCATCTTCCCGAAAGGGCAGAAAGCCGGGATCCAGATGGAAGATAAAGGCCAGCAAACCCTGAAAGATGCTAACGGCGGCCAGTATGAAGGCTACCGCACCCATTACAAGTGGGACAACGGCCTCTGCCTGCGTGACTGGCGCTATGTCGTGCGCATCGCGAACATCGATATTAGCGACCTTTCCGATCCGGCGGCCGCGGCGAATATCTCCAAGCTGATGGTGAAAGCGCTGCACCGCATCCCTAACCGTGGCATGGGCCGCCCGGTGTTCTACATGAACCGTACCGTAGCCCAGGCTCTTGACCTTCAGTCTCTGGAGAAATCCTCCCTGGCGATCAGCGTCAAAGAGACAGAAGGCGAATGGTGGACCAGCTTCCGCGGCGTTCCGATTCGTGAAACCGATGCGCTGCTGGAAACCGAAGCCCGCGTGGTTTAACCCCTGACTATAACCAGCCGCTCGTTACCGGGCGGCTCTATGGAGAAACAAAGATGATCCTCGACAAACTGTTGATGTTCTCCGAAGCGCAGGCGGTTACTGCCACTGCTGCTTCTACCGACGTGATTGACCTGGGGCCAATCGACGGCACCCGCCGTGATATCGGTGTTGGTTATCCGCTGGAGTTCTGGGCACTGGTTAACACCACTGCCACCGCTGCTGGCGCCGCCACCGTCAATGTGCAGTTGCAGACGAGCCCTGACAACAGCACCTGGACGACCATCTATGACAGTGGCGCGCTGGCGCTGGCTGCTCTGAAGGCTGGTAAGCGTGTGGTATCCGCGAAGGTTCCCGCAGGTGTGATGCGCTATCTGCGTGTTAACTACACGGTTGGAACTGGCCCGCTGACCGCTGGCGCGTTCACCTCCGGTATTAACCTGGACGTTGATGCGAATACCCCGTATCCGACTCGCTCTAAAGTGACCGGCTAAGGAGATATCGATGTCAGCAGAAAAAGCAAAATACCGCGTGCTGCGTTTGTCTCATATTCATAACAACCTCTGGCCGGAAGGCTCTGAGGTTGAATATGACGGCGTTCCGGGATCTGCGCTTGAGCCGCTGAACGAAGCGGCAAAGGCGGCTAAAGCTAAAGCCACTGGCAAGGTTGCAGTGGTCAATGCAGTAAAACAGCCTGAGCAGCTGAACGATGAAGGCAATGGCGATGATGATGCTCTGGATAAGCTCCGCGAAGAGTATGAACTGCTCTTTAACGAGAAGCCGCATCACAACACCAAACCCGAAACGCTCCGCGAGAAGATCGCCGAGAAGCGAAAAGATTTAGGCGTCTGAGCCTCAGTTTAAACCAAGGGGCTCAGGCCCCTTTCTTGTAGGAGCGTTCTATGGAAATGGTCAATCTCAAAACCGGTACCGACAGCTACCAGGATGAAAGCGGTGAAACGAAGACTCGCGATGAATATCCGTGGGGACTATGCATCACTCTGAACAATGACACCCTGAATAAGCTGAAGGCACAGCCGCAGAATGTTGGCACTGAGGTGATGATTACGGCTAAAGCAGTGATTAAAGGCATCTCGGCACGTGAAGGCGACGATGGCACTTTCCGTAGTGCGGATCTGCAGATCACTGATATGGCACTTGCACCAGTGTCAGGTGAAGCACCGAAGACCGCGGCTGAAACTTTATATGGTGAAGGGGGCGAGTAATGGCCTCAGTTATCGAAATCTGCAACCGCGCGCTGAGCAATATCGGCAATAACCGCAGCATTAACAGCCTGAATGAAGCCAGCAAAGAAGCCGGGCAATGCTCACTTTATTACGAATCAATTCGTGATGCTGTCCTGGCCGATTTCGAATGGAACTTTGCCACGAAGACTGTAGCGCTTGCTGACACTAATAATCCGCCGCTGGACTGGGATTACGCGTATACGTACCCAACGGACTGCCTGAAAATTATTGAAATCCCTGTGCCTGGTATCCGGTACCCAACTGCAGCGATGCGCGTGCAGTATACCGTCGGCGCCGACAGCGCCGGCACCGGTCGCCTGATTTACACCGACCTGCCGCAGGCGTGGCTGCGATATGTGGCGCGCATCACTGATGTAAACATGTTCGATTCAATTTTCCAGGAAGCGCTATCCTGGCGTCTGGCCGCGGCTATTAACATGGTTCTCACTGGCAATGCTGACCTCGGCAATAACGCTCTCAGCATGTATAGCCGGATCATCCTCAGCGCCAGCTCTCACAGCATGAACGAATCGCAGGAGCCGCAACCGCCTGTTGATCCCTTTACTGAAGCGAGGATGTGCTGATGGCCGTTAGCTGGATACAACCGAGTTTCTCCGGCGGGGAGATTGCGCCATCGCTATACGGCCGCATTGATATGGCCAAGTACCAGGTGGCGCTGCGCAAGTGCGATAACTTTATTGTGCGCCAGTATGGCGGGGTAGAGAACCGCCCTGGCACGCAGTTTATCGCCGCGGCAAAATACCCTGATCGTAAATGTCGCCTGATACCGTTCCAGTTCTCAACGGTTCAAACCTATGCGCTGGAGTTTGGTCACAACTACATGCGCGTTATCAAAGATGGCGGCCTTGTGCTGACCACCGGCGATGTGATTTATGAGCTGGCAACACCGTATGCAGATAGTGACGTTTTCGGCCTGAAGTTCACGCAAAGTGCAGACGTGATGACGATTGTTCATCCTTCATACCCGCCAAAAGAACTACGCCGGTACGCGCATGACAACTGGCAGATTGTCGACGTCGAAACAAAGAATGGCCCGTTTGAAGATATTAACGTCGATGAATCAGTAACCGTTTATGCCAGCGGCACGACCGGCACGATCACTCTCACTGCGAGCAGTGCCATTTTCGGCAGTGAGCAGGTAGGGAAGTTATTCTATCTTGAGCAGCCTGCCGTTGACTCAGTACCGGTATGGGAAACCAGTAAGACCACCGCAATTGATGATATCCGCCGCGCCGACAGCAATTACTACCGGGCGAACACGGCTGGTAAAACCGGTACGCTGCGGCCATCGCATACCGAAGGGATGGCCTGGGATGGATGGGGCGGCACTGGATCCGATGATACTGGTGTGCAGTGGGAATACCTGCACAGTGGATTTGGTATCGCGCGGATCACTGCTGTCGCCGGCGACGGCCTGTCTGCTACTGCTGACGTTATTTCTCGCATCCCTGAAAACGCCGTAGGCTCAGACAAGGCGAGCTATAAGTGGGCGCGGTATGCATGGAACAGCGTCAATGGCTATCCAGCGACAATTGTCTATTACCAGCAGCGGCTGTACTTTGCAGCTTCCTCAGCTTATCCGCAAACCATCTGGGCAAGCCGTACTGGCGATTATAAAGACTTCGGAAAAAGTAACCCTGTTCAGGATGATGACCGGATCGTTTATACCTACGCCGGGCGCCAGGTGAACGAGATCCGCCATCTTATTGACGTGGGCTCGCTGGTTGTTCTTACCTCCGGCGGGGAATTTGTTGCCACTGGCGATCAGAACAAAGTGCTTACTCCTTCCTCTTTCTCTCTGAGTTCCCAGGGTTCAAATGGTAGCAGCGATGTGCCGCCGATAGCGGTTTCAAACATCGCGCTGTTTATCCAGGAAAAGGGCAGCGTTGTAAGGGATCTGGCCTATTCGTTTGATGTTGATGGGTTCCAGGGTAATGACCTGACAATACTCGCTAACCACCTTTTCCAGAAGCGCAGCATTGTTGACTGGTCATTCTGTATCGTGCCTTTCTCCAGCGCGTTCTGCGTGCGTGATGACGGTAAATTACTGGTCCTGACATATCTGCGTGACCAGCAGGTTTTTGCCTGGTCTCCGCAATCCAGCGCCGGAAAATATGAAAGCACATGTGGCATCGGTGAAGGAAGTGAAGACGCCATTTACTTTGTGGTGAACAGAACCATTAACGGGCAGGTTGTACGCTACATCGAGCGGCTGTCCAGTCGGCAGTTTACTAACGACCTTGATGCTTTCTTTGTAGATAGTGGGCTCAGCTATGATGGCCGCAACACTGAAGGCAGAACAGCAACGATAAGCGGCGGCAGCGGAAACTGGAGTTATCAGGTGCCGTACACTCTGACGATGAGCGGTGGCTCGTACTTTTCCGCCGGCGACGTCGGCGCACAGATTCAGTTTCCGTATACCGGGACGGATCCGGTTGATGGCACTGACGTAGCCATGCAGTTGCGCTGTGACATTGTTTCAGTGGAAAGCGGCAATTCAGTAACCATAACCGCAAACCGCGATATTCCGGCAGTTCTCCAAAATACCGCAACCACAAACTGGACAATGGCCAGACAAACCTTCTCAGGGCTTGATCATCTGGAAGGGCAGACCGTCAACATTCTTTCCGACGCCAGCGTAGAGCCGCAGAAAGTCGTCACCGGCGGCGCCGTAACGCTCGAAAAGCCTGGCGGTGTGGTGCATATCGGGTTGCCGATAAACGCACAATTCGAAACGCTGGACATCAATATTAATGGCCAGGAAACACTGCTGGATAAGAAACAGCTGATCAGCACCGTAACGTTGGTAGTAAATGCCAGTCGCGGAATATGGGCGTCCACGCCCGGCGGTCAGTGGTATGAATACCCGCAGCGCGAGTTTGAGTTTTACGATGATCCAGTTGAAGACGCTACCGGGAAAGTAGAAGTGAAACTGGACAGCATTTGGGAAAAGAACGGACGTTTAAAGATCCGACAGACTGACCCGCTACCGCTTTCTGTTCTGGCTGTTATACCGCGTATTACGGTGGGAGGATTCTGATGATTAATGCGCAAATCGTCCCGGCCACGGCTGCACATATCGCTGAAATTCTCCCGTTAGTGCGCGCCGCTGACCTGCAGGAGTTTTCTGCAACCAATGGCTGGAGCGCAAAACGAGTGCTGGAATGCGGACTTAAAACATCAACGTTCTGCTGTGCAGGTCTGGTGAATGGCAAGGTGGTGACAATCTTTGGTGTGGCGCCGGCGTCTATGATTGGTGGAAGTGGCATCCCCTGGCTGGTTGGCACTGATTCACTTGAAAAATATCAGCGTACATTCCTGCGCCGCTGCCGGAAAGTGGTCAATGCAATGCTGACGGTTTACCCGTATCTTGAAAACTATGTTGATGCCAGAAACCACGTCGCAAAGGCGTGGCTCCACTGGCTTGGTTTTACCCTGGAAGACCCGGCGCCGTATGGCGTGCAAGGCCTGCCGTTTCATCGATTCCACATGGAGAGAAAATAATGTGTGAACCAGCAACGATCGCCGCCGGTGCGACATTAGTTATAGGTGCGATGTCAGCCTACAACCAGAACCAGCAATCAAAATATCAGTCAGCGGTAGCGAGCCAGAACGCGGATATTGCTGAAGCCCAAGCGCAGGATGCTGTTAACCGCGGCAACATTCAGGCGGCAGAGGTGCAGCGTCGGAATAGACAGGCGGCGGGAACCCAGGCTGCCACGATGGGCGCGACAGGTGCTGATTTAAGCACTGGTACATCACTGGATATTTTCGGCGACACAGCGCAGTTTGGCACGCTTGATGCGCTTACTACCGTGAACAACGCACAGCGTGAGGCGTATGGGTATCAGGTCCAGTCTGTTAATTATGACGCAGAAGCTAAAGCCGCTCGGTCTGCTGGAAAGGCAAATGCGACCATGACCCTGCTGTCTACACCGCTTAAAGCCTTTGGCGCTTACCAGACATTTGGCGGTACCTGGAGCCCGTTCACGCAAAGTAGCGCAGCACCAATATCTGCGGCCGTCGGCACCAAAACCGGGCGATAAGGAGATAATTCATGCCAGTCGTACCTACCGTCACCGGCCGCCAGGTCGAAAGCCGCGGCGTATCCACCCAGGGATTTCAGGCCGTAAATCAGCCAAACATTACCGATGCACTGGGCGCAGTTGGCACTCAGGCGATCGACTTGTTTGGCCAGGCCAAACAGCGAGCTGATGTCGCAATGGCCCAGGACGCATCACTGCAACTGACGCAAGCCGCCAGTGACCTGATGACTAACCCGCAAAATGGTCTGCTTAACTTGCAGGGTAAAAACGCTCTTGGCAAGGGGCAGGAATACACCCAACTATTTGACGCAAAGGCGCAGGAACTTGCGATGACGCTGCCAGAATCAGCGCGCCAGGGATTCATGCAGCAGGCTCAGCAGCAGCGCATTCAGTTTACGTCTCAGGCTGGCCGGCATGAGATAGGGCAGCTCAATGCGTATGAAGAGGGGCAGTTCCAGGCGACGCTGACCACCGGTGCCAAAACCGCTTCGACAATGTACGGCGATAACGCCAACTATGTGCTGGCTAATCAGCAGGCGTTTCAGCAAATAGAAAGTTTCGGCGCCGCACACGGCTGGAGCCCTGAGCAGATACAAGCCAAAAAGGTGGAATTCAAAGAGAAGGTAGCTGATGGCGCGCTTTCTCAGTGGTCAGCAAATAACGCGATCGGATTCATTCAGAGCAACGGTGAGCTGAGCGATACGGTCGCCGGTTCACGGCGGGCTACTGTTAACCCTTATGGTGGTGAGCCATCATCTACAAAAGGAATGATTACCCAGGGGAACATTAACTTATTCAACCGACCATCTGTAAAAAACGAAGATGGTACTATCAGCACGGTAAGAACTATTTCCATAGGCACAGATGCTGGTGAAGTCCTGATACCAACGGTCAGTGATGACGGTAAATTACTTTCAGATGATGAAGCAATCGCGCTATATGAAAAAACAGGAAAGCACCTTGGAATATTTGATAATCCTGATGATGCGACTGCATATGCAGAAAAGTTGCACGAGCAGCAAGATCAGTATTATGTGAAAGGTGATAGCAGCGATACCAGGGGTATCCGCAACAATAACCCAGGAAACCTCGAGGCGAGTTCATCAAATCCATGGGTAGGCCAAACTGGTAGTGATGGCCGGTTTGCAAAATTCGAGACTCCGGAACATGGGATCCGCGCGCTTGGTCGTAACCTGCTGTCATACCAGCGCCAAGGGATTGATACCGTTGGCGAGATTATCAATCGCTGGGCGCCGCCGACAGATAACAATGACACCGCCGCTTATATCAAATCCGTTTGCGCGCAACTCGGAGTAAAGGCCGATCAGCCTCTTGATGCGTCAAACCCTGATACTCTGCAGGCGTTATGCGCCGCCATTATCAAGCATGAGAATGGAAGCCAGCCGTATAGCAATGAACAACTTTCTACTGGCGTCAGCGCTGCGCTAGGACTTTCACAGCTTCCTACCAGTAACAAACGCTATACGGGTAACGCCGCCTTTGATGCTGCGTCTCCTGAATCACAGGCTGCATTCCTACGACAGGCAGACCAGATCCGCAAACAGCAGCAGGCGGAATACAGAACACAGATTGATGGTGTGGTCCGTGATGCTACGGCCGCTTATATGCGCGGCGTAGAGTTTCCGGATCCGCCAGGAGAGAAGGAGTTTCTGGCGGCGTATGGCGTGCGAGAAGGTAACCAGCGATACACCGAGTTCAAAAATACGCAGATCGCCGGTCAGTACATTGGCTCATTCCGCAATATGCCTACCAACAGCATCACGGCATACGTCAACCAGTTGAAGCCGACGCCGGAACAGACTGGTGAAGGGTACGCCTCGCGCGCCGCGCTTTATGACAGCGTGGCTGCCGCTGCAAATCAGGTGATTAAACAGCGTCAGGCTGATCCTATTCAATTCTCTCTTTCCTCTGGCCAGGCTAAGCCAATAGACATGACTAACCAGAATAACTTTGGGCAAACAATAGCTGTTCGTGCTTCTCAGGTTTCTGGTTTATCAAAGAGCTATGGCACTCCTCTTACTTTCTTTTCCAAAGAAGAGGCCAACCAAATCGGAACATTTTTCCGCGATGCCCCAGTGTCGCAACAGTCTGCATACCTCGACACCATCAGGCAGAGCACCGGCGGCGGGCAGGTCTATATGGCTGCATTGCAACAAATTAGCACCAACGCACCATCAGCCGCTGTAGCAGGGATCTTGATGGACAAGCCAGGAGGTATTGTTGCTGAAAAAAGCTGGTTCAGTTCAGACGTTAATGTTTCCCCGGAAACAGCAGCACAAACCATCCTCTCAGGTGCGGCAGCAAGAAAGGGAACCAATGATGCCAAAGGAATTGCAATGCCTAAAGATTCTGAGTTGATGCCAGATTTTACTGGCATTGTAAAAGATGCTTTTGCTGGTGATGCCAATGGTGCATCAATGGCCTATGACATCGCCAAAGACTACTACGCCGGGGTTATGGAAAAAAAAGGAACTATATCTGGAGATTACGATAAAACAGTATGGCAGCAGGCTGTTAACGTAGCAACGGGCGGAGTGCATGACTATAACGGCATGGGAAGCGTTTTATTGCCGTGGGGTATGTCAGCTGACCAATTCGATAAGCAGGTAGATCAGGCATGGAAAGCACAGGTGATTGGTGCGGGTATAAAAGCTCCGCCAGGTCAATATGGCCTGCAGAGTTATGGCGATAGTCAGTACCTTGTAAAGCTAGGTACAGGCTACTTGCTGAAGAGTGATGGGACGCCTGTTGTCATTGACCTCACGCAGCAGAAACAACGCTTCTCGGGAGATATTCCGCAATGAGTTACTTCGGCCTGAACCCGGTAAATCAAAACCAACAACTGGATGATGCTGTTTCAAACCCGGCAGGGTTTAACAGTGATGTTGGTTTCTTTGATAATACTTTTGGTGCAGCAGTATCTGGTCTTTATTCCGGTCTGGTGGCCAAGCCAGATCAGCTTCTCTGGGCTGGAATGGATAAGTTGGTGTCACCTATCGCGCAGTTTGTTAATGAAAACACACCAATCAATGACACTTCAGCAGCTTACATTGCGGAGCAGAGAAGCCTGGCGCAGCAGCAAGTAAAGCGCCTTACGCCAGATGCTGCTACTACCGGCACTGCAGGTCAGGTTCTTTATGGCCTGTTTGATATGGGCGGGCAGGCAGTGGTAGGTACTGCTCTTGCCGGTCCTGCTGGTGGTGCTGCCGCTGTTACATCACTTCAGGGGTTTTCAGAGTTTGAGAGGCTGAAAGCCGAGGGAGTAGATTTTGGGACAGCTCAGGAAGCTGGCTTGATACAAGGGATCACTGCTGGCGCCGGCACACTTATCCCAATGAGTCTAGGCTTGCGCGCTGGTGGTTCTTTAGCTGAAAGTGTTGGCGCGCAGCTGGCCAGAACCGGTGAAAGCGCTATCAGAAATGCAGCGGCTACTGCAGCCAGGGCTGCGCCAGATATTGCCTATGCCGCCGGAACAAACATCGCTTTCGGAATGGCCCAGCGAGGACTGACGGCACAAACTTTGCGGGCTGGTGGTTATGATGAAATGGCTAGCCAATATGATGTTTTTGACAAGCAGGCTATAGCGATTGATGCCGTTTTAGGTGTCGCTTTCGGTGGGATTGGAAGATTCATGAATTCTCGTGGTGAATCAATGAGCGCCCCGGAATTCTCACCAATTGAAGTAGATGCAGCATTATCGGCTAATGCCTCTCACCATGCAGAAATTGATGTTGCTCCTGGCGTACCAGTCAATGTGCTTTCCCGTGATGCGCACATCCAGGCTTTGCAGAAAGCTATGCGTGATGTCAGTGAGGGGCGCCCGGTAGATGTTGCTAACATCGCAGAGCCAGCATCCTTCAGTGATATCCCTGGGCGCAAAAACCTTATAGCCCAAACGATTGATGAAGCGTTATTTAATGCAGATGAGGGGAGCGCATCCAGAGCAGTTGAAACGCGCATTCTCGAAGAGCAAGCATCACAAGTTATTAGCCGAGGAGAGCGGAAGGCTCTGCAATCCGAGATCGCTAATAGCGAGAGAGTGCTGCAAAAGTTAAGGGATAAGAGAAATGCTGTTGTGGCTGAAGAGGTTTCAGGAAGTGGTGCTGCTCTCTCCAAGGCCAGGGCAGAAAAACAATCACGCTTACGCAGTTTAGATAAGCAGATAAACGAAACATCTACCCGCCTACAAACCGCTAAAGAGAGTCTGGCACCGCATGAGCCTGGCGGCGCTAATTATGAGGCGCGAGCAGAATTGGCTCGTCGCCAGCAGGCAGAGAGCGATCTCAATGCCCAGGCGCTTTCATTCTATAAAACCGCTGAGGTTCGAACCGCTGATGAGGTGGCGCCGTTTGATACAGCCACATTACTTCGACAAGTAGAGCAGAAACCGACGGCCGATCAGGCTGGAGATATGGATTTACGCATTGCCGAGGATTCTCTAAGCGAATCGCCAGACATGATGATTACTGTTCTTGATGACGATGGTAACCCGCAGTCTCGTAGTGCGCGCGAGGTGCTTGACGAGGCCAATAGAGAAAGCGAACAGGCAATGCAGGACTCAAGCCTATTCGATGTGGCTGTGACATGTTTCTTGAGAGGTTAATTGAATGAGACAGGAATGTATTCAGGCAGTACAGCAGGCGGCACAGCGGACCCTGACAGCAAGAGAAATACAGGATATCGAGGATCGCATATACCGTAACATGCGGTCTCTGGCGCGTGATGATCCAGCATCGTGGCGGCAACTAACCGATGCGGAGCGACTGCGCCGTGCCGGGCAGTTAGCTGCAGATGAACTGCAGCAGGAGGCAGCACTTAAGAAGCGCCGCGTTGCACTGACCATAGCGGCACGTCAACGGCTGGATAAGTTTATCAATAGCTATCAGGGGGCTGATGGGAAGCTGGGGGCTCTGAATCGTACGATCGCGTTTACCGCTGATGGAAAATCCAATTTTCTTTCTGTTGAGTCGAGAACCAAGGCGACGCGTGACTATGCCCTTAGCCAGTTACAGGAAGCATTTGAAGCTGTTGATCCTCGTTTCTTTGGCCTTTTTGAAGATGAGAAAGGGGTGCGTGATCTGATATTCGAAATCCGCGGACAGAATACTGGCAATGCCAAAGCGCGAAAAGGTGCTAAGGCATGGGGAGAAGTAACCGAACTTCTGCGCCGTCGGTTCAATGACGCTGGCGGTGATATCGGATACCTGGAAAACTGGGGGATCCCACAACATCACTCGATGGAAAAGGTGGGGAAGGTATCACGCGATAAATGGGTTAGTGATGTCATTGGCAAACTTGACCGCAAATATTATACCCGCGCCGACGGGCAACTAATGAGCGAAGCTGAGTTATCAACATTCCTTGGTGAAGCGTATAACACTATCGCTACGGGCGGCCTGAACAAGCTCAGTGATACAGGAATGCGGATATCAGGTGCGCGAGCTAACCGCGGTAACGCGTCGCGCCAGATTCATTTTAAGGACGCTGATTCATACCTTGAGTACCAACAACAGTATGGAGACCGTTCGCTGTGGGAAATCATGGTTGGCCACCTGGAAGGAATCAGTAAAGATATTGCATTGGTGGAAACTTACGGGCCCAATCCGGATCATGTATTCCGTTCACTTCTGGACCAGACAAAATCGGAGACGGCAACAGCGAACCCGAGCAAAACCGGTAGCGTAGAGCGCCTGGCAAATAACACTGAAAATCTCTATAACTTTATTTCCGGAAAAACTCAGCCGATCGCTAATCCACATATCGCTCGATGGTCAGATAATATCCGTAACTGGATGGTTGCCAGTCGTCTTGGTTCTGCGCTGCTGGCGTCGTTCTCAGATCTTGGCACAATGTACCTTTCAGCTAAGGTTACGAATCTGCCTATGAACCAACTTTTCCGCAACCAGCTCGAAGCGATGGATCCAACAAATCGCACTGAGTTGGCCCGGGCCCGCCGGGCGGGCCTGGCTATGGAGTCGCTTCTCGGCAGCGTGAACCGTTGGGCGATGGATAATATGGGGCCGTCAGTGTCCCGCTGGGCGGCAACCGCAGTGATGCGAGCAAGTGGCCTTACTGCATGGTCAGATGCCCATAAGCGCGCTTATGGCGTAACTATGATGGGTAGCCTGGGTGATGTTGTTACCAGAACGCCTGATCTGCGCAGTCTAGATGATGCTGATTACCGCATACTGAAAAGTAAAGGCATCACAGAAACAGACTGGAGTGTGTGGAAACTTGCTCAGCAGGAGGACTGGGGAAAAGGAAACAATACGATGCTGACTCCAGAAAGCATCATGCGCATTCCTGATTCTGCTGTTCAGCATCTTGGTTCACCTGAGCGAATTAAGTTCGAGGCCATGCGAAAACTGCTTGGTGCTGTAACTGAAGAAGTTGATATGGCGGTGATCACGCCAGGTGCGAGAGAGCAAATGCTTACTGGTTCAGGAATACAGAGAGGAACGTGGAAAGGGGAATTAACGCGCAGCGTATTCCTGTTCAAATCATTCCCGATCTCTGTGGTCATGCGCCACTGGTCGCGTGCTATGGGTATGCCTTCTGCTGGTGGGCGTGCAGCATATATTGCTACATTTATTGCAAGCACGACTATCCTTGGCGCGCTTTCTCAGCAGCTTAACGATATGGCGTCAGGGCGAAATCCACGCGATATGACTGGTGAAGATGCGGCAAAATTCTGGCTCGGCGCGTTGCTTAAAGGTGGCGGTCTTGGTTTATATGGCGATTTTCTACTATCAGATCACACCAGATATGGCAGCGGTGCTTTGGCGTCAGTCCTTTGCCAAGTTTAACAAGGTCACCGCCAGTTTGTTCGCTCTTACCCTCTACTGCGTTTAAAGGGATACCCTGACCGATCTTAATGACATCATCAACCAGGCCTGCAACTGGGCCAAGCATTGACGCCAGGTGCTAATATCTGGTATCTGAAAGCAGCTGTAGACCATATGATTTTCAACCAGATGCAGGAGTATTTTTCACCCGGCTATCTGCGTAAGATGGAGCAGCGGTCAAAGAAAGAATTCAATCAAACATACTGGTGGCGGCCGCAGGACGTTACACCACAATAAGGATCGTGTATGAAAAATATTGGCCTTGTTTTTATTTTGATTCCTTTTTTTGCGCAGGCAGATCTTTCTGCAAATTCGTATTACAAGTGCATTAAAGACAATGTGGTAAAATATAGTAAGACTAACGAATCGGCTGATTCCATTGCTTCTGCTGCTGTTACTTCATGCGGCAGTGTTTTGGGTGAAGTGCTACAAAGTAGCGCCCCGTTCATGAACGCTAGTGCTGAAGCAAAATCAAAATTTATTTCTGATATGAAAGCCCAAGGGAAGGAAGCTGGAATAAAATATGCGATGGATGAAAAGCTTAATAATAAATAGGTGACTACATGCAAGCTATTGGCTTTATCGTTTACATCGTGGTGGGACTTTTCCAACTAGCGGCAATCATGGCAGGCCTTGAATCATGGTGGGGAGTTCATTGGCTTATCGCCGCGCCAGTGGCATTCATTATCAGCTACATACCATTGTTAGGATCAATCGTTGGTATGGTTGGCGCTATGGATGTTTGGCGGTGGGAATGGTGGCAGGCTGGTCTTCTTTTCTTTGGTGGGCTGGTTTTTGCTATTGCCTGCGGAGGAATGTCTTCGTTCTTCGAATGGCTATCTTTCAGGAAAAGAGCGTGACATGTCACAACGCCACACAACAAAAAGCCCGCATCGCGGGCTTAGTTTTTCCATTTCTCTGAAAACAAATCTTCGTCTAATGGCATTGGTTGAGTCTTCGTTCCTTCGAAAAATTTGTAACTGATCTCAATTGCCGCTTCTTTAAACTCTTCTTGTTCGGACACTTTATGAGCATCAGCGTCTATGAAAAACATAACGAGAGCGTCTCGGTTATGATTAACTGAATAGACTAAAAAACTATTGCTTGTTGGGGTATATTTTACTTTTACTGATGCGATCTTTTTCCACATATCCCAAGATGACTTCTTACCCAGAATATCTGTGCTGCTTTCTTCTGAAGTATAGTCACCCACATCAACATGACTATGCCTAACATGGAGATCTAATATCTCTTTAGGCCTGGCAAATGCTGCATCTTTACCAATATCAGGATGATAACCTGTGAACCAGTATTCTTTGAATGCATCGGCAACTTCCTTTACCTTAGCATCGGAAAGACAAAGGGCCGAGAATTTCATTGTATGAAGTACTCGACCCTTGTAGATTTGTTCAGGTTTCTCTTTTTCAGGAGGCGCAGACAAACTCGAAATTCTCCTTATCTTTAAGCCCGTCGTAAAAAGCGCGAGAAATCCGAACAGAATGTTCCTTATCCATCGTCACCCTTGTGTACGCGGCACTTTTACTTTCAACACGTCTTGCGGCAGCACGCGCTTTACGCACTTTTTCTCTTTCGCTGATACGCATGACATCACCTCATAATATAGATACTTCATCAAACGGGGTTTACCCTTAAGGTAATATTACGCCGTCCGAATACCTCTTGCAAGTACGATGTTGGTTGCAAAGAACAATGGCACAACTAGCTAGATGCTTAACACATCTACTAAAACAGTAGAATTTCCGATACTTAAAGGCGCTTCCCTGCGCCCAGCATCAGAACTCAGAGGCGTTCTTGTTGATGTACTGCGCGTGGCTGCGTATGTCCTGCAGGCAGCGGCTAACACCAACAATATAGCTCACCATTGTTGTGAATTCCGCCGCGGCGCCGGCGACATCATGACCATCTTCATCAAGCTGCTGCAGCAGGTTCATCAGCAGTGACTTCTCCGCCAGGCCGACAACACCCTCCGGGCAATGGATCATCTCACGGTATCCCGGCTTGAGTGGGTAGCTGTATGAAGGCTTATCCCCTTCTTTCATTGCCTCCAGAATGGCTGGCATAAAACTGGCCACAACCTTCTGAGCTTTATCCGCCGGTGATAGCTCCTCCCGCACGTAACGGCCTGTCTTGCGGATCTGAGGAAGCACTTCACTGGTAACCCATTTGCGGAAACGGTAGGGGATGGTGCCAGGCGTAACGGCGTCTCGGCAGCGAAGGATTAAGGTGTAGAGTCCGGACTCGGATATTATGTTTGCAGTCCCCTGACGGCCTAAGTTCAACTTAGATCGTTCATCTTCATCAAGAGCTTTCATTGACATCGTTGGGTTCGTCAGCTGCAGAGCTTTGATGACATCTGCTGCTACGAACCATGGCTCGCCGTTGATAATAACTGCACGGATTTGACTGCTTGACTCGAAAGAAAAAACTGAAGGTTTGGTATTCATGGTGCTAACTCCTACTAGAAGGTTAATCACCACCGCAACGCCAATTACTGGTGGTGAACTGAACGGAGTTGGCGTACCGGCCTAGTAGGTACCGGCGTCCTTTCGGACCCCCGCCCAGCCCACCATTGAAAAGGTGCGTCAGAGCGCGCGCATAAAAAAACACGCAAAGCGCGTGTTATGCGCCTACTAGTAACACGGGACGCCAATCCCGGCACCGGATTTTGCCGATGCCTGATCACTATGGCACAAGAATTATGCGTTGTAAATTTACCGCAAAGGTAATGATTTCATGCATTTTAGGTAATTTCAATTCTTATTTGGTTTGCTTTCGCAATTGCAGTGCACAGTAATCAAGGTGCGTTTGAAGATCACGCATCGACATCTGAGAGCTTGTAACGTAGTTAATGAGCGCAACAAGTTCAGCAAGCGCGCCGCTGACGTCGTAACCGTCCTTGTCCAGTTCCCTGAGTAAATCCATTAAATGCGAACTCTCAACCAGAGATCGCACGCCAGCAGGTGTGTGAATTCGCTCCGTGAAACCTTCTTCAAGAGGGTGATGGTACTGCTGCGACATCTCAACAACTCCATAAAAACACTGTATATATATACATATAGCAAAACCTTACACCCATTTCCAGAAGTGTTTTAATTACCCTTTAGGTAATAATGCCATTCAATAGCGTTCGTTATATTCATATAGGGGTTTCAAGGTAATAGAATGACGGTAGTGCGGTGCGCCGGGCGCTGCGTTTATCGGAGATTTCGACATGACGGTCTCAACCGAAGTCGACCACAACGACTACACAGGTAACGGCGTTACCACGTCATTCCCATATACGTTCAGGATTTTCCAGAAAAGCGATCTGATGGTTCAGGTAGCCGACCTGAACGAAAACATCACAGTGCTTACGCTTGACACTGATTACACTGTTACTGGCGCTGGCGGCTATTCTGGTGGCGCAGTGGTGCTGGCGTCACCGCTGGCAAATGGATGGCAAATCTCTATCTCCAGAGACCTTCCTGTAACCCAGGAAACTGATCTACGCAATCAGGGGAAGTTCTTTGCAGAAGTCCATGAGGACGCTTTCGATAAGCTGACGATGCTGATTCAACAGTGTTTTGGTTTCCTTCGCCTGGCGCTGCGTAAACCATCATTCATTGCTAACTATTACGATGCGCTGAACAACAGGATTAAGAATCTGCGTGACCCATCACAGGATCAGGACGCTGCTACAAAACATTATGTAGATGACAGTGTTGCAGGTTCAAATTCGCATGCAGACGATTTATTCAAGAGAACGCTACGTGTTCCAGAGTCATCTGTTCAGCCCGTTCCATTTCTGGACATTCGAAAAGAAATGTTGCTGGGGTTTAATAGTTTTGGGGATCCGGTAGCAATTGCAGGGCAAACAGAGACGGCAGATCTGGCATTAAAGTTGGCTGCATATTTTGGCACATCCCTTATTGGCATGCCGTTATCAGGGAACCTATTTGATCTCGTTAAAAACATGGTTACACCAGCAATGTTTCATGCAAAGGCGGGTAATACAGATAACGGCGGCCTTGGATTTGCACACGATAATTCATTGTGTTTCCAGAAAATGTTTAACGCTGTACGTGATAACGGCGGCGGATTAGTCATCATTGATGATGAGTATTGCGTTGATTTTTGTCTTTTCCCGCACACTAATACAACTGTGATGTTTGTGGGAAGGGGGGCTATGCAGTTTATTAACCCTCGTTCTGCAACAACTGGTAGGGGTGGTTTCATAATCGGGAGTAGCCGAGAATTTAACTTTGACCAGGCATGGAGTTTATATCAGTCTGGTAATTATCCAGGCTCGATTGTTAACACTTCGTTCACTGATCCCGCACAGAAGCAATATTTGCGTGATAATCAGCAATTTGTTCAGGCGGAGCGTGTTAATTTCATCAACCCAGTAATAAAAGCTTATTACACTGACTCGACTTATTGGGGCGGGTTTGCAATTAACTGTGTGAATGCTCAACACATCAGAATACTTAATCCAGTATTCAATGGATGGACTGAAGGTGTCAATGTGGGATCTGACGTTCCTCCGAATACTCCATCGTGTTATGACGTAAAAATTCATAACATGCGAGTCATTAAAGCCGATCTAGTTAGAACTTATTACGCCGGATTTTTCTTCGCAAACTCAACAAACTGCGAGATGTCAGAAGGATCCCTAGAAACCCCTCTAACAGCAGGTACAAGTAACGGTAGTTTTGGGGCGCTTAATTTCACAGAAGATTGCGTTATAAGAGATATTAACGTCCCAAACCTTGGGCGGACGGTTTCCTCCGAAGGTATTTTAATCAACAACTCCAAAGGTTGTTTGGTTAAAAACATAAAAATGGGTAATGCTAAATCGGCCGTCAGTACATTTTATGTCGATGCAACAACGAATGATGCAAATAACCCAAACTTTATAGATGGGGTTGAGGCGAACAATTGCGATCAAGCGCTGGGCGTAACTGGTAAGTATGCGGTGTTTTCTAACATCAAAGCGACCAACTGCCTACAAGAGTTGTTTTTCAGAAATGCTAATGCAACGGGAAACCGGTTTAAGAGCAAACCAGACTCGATCACTATCAGTGATTCAAGTGCAAACCTTAAATATTGGTACCTGATTAACAATACAGTTAGTGGCTGGCGTAGAAAATATACATGGTTACGCCCCCTTGATATTTTAAGGACGCCATTCACTTCACTATCTTCATGGAATTCTAATAATTCGGTGAAATTTAATAGTGGGGCAACGGGTACATTCCTCTATAAAATACCTGAAAGCATGAATGCAGTGTCAGGGTTTACTGCTTATGGAGACTTTAGCGTTGGCGCTGCAGCGGCTGCTACTGATTCCGTATGTACGATAGATGTTATTTCAATGGCAGCTGTAGATGGGAACCAGACGGCACCAGTCATTCTTCTTACCGCATCAGTTTCTGCGCATTCTAATGGCGATGGAATATGGTCACTTTCTGCAGATGTTCAGTCCACATCTCCTGGCTATCTTCCAATGGAAGGTGCTGCGAGTGGGGTAGATAATACCATGTATCTCCGTGTTACATATTCAAATGGTGTAGCAAACAACACCTTAAAAGAAATTGGTTTACGTCACTATGGAGTATAAAAAATGAAAGGCACAGATACTAAGCAGGTTGATTATTTATATCGTGGAATTATGGATTATTTCAGTGGCATGTCAGGGCTGGACATAACTATTGAGCAAATTTCGGCAAGAGACAAGTTTATTGCGGATAGCGCCATAGTTTGTGATGACTCTTTAGATGAAGAGGTTATTAGTCTTCATGATGAGTTCGTGTCAGCCGATGGGGATCCGTTAAAGCAGAAAGAAATTATAGAGAGGACTATAGCACTTCTTCACCCTTCATAATTATTACCATTTATTCAAATTCGGATTATTGTGTATGATGAGATTACCAACTATAGGAGGTAAATCATGCACAATAAACGGTGGTCACCATGTCTGCAACGCTAACCGCTGACACAATAAATCAGGGGCTTAGCTATGGCGCGCTGGCGGCAGTTATCGCTGGCGTCCCTCCCGAGGTTGCGCTTGGCTCCCTGGCAGGGGCGGTAATTTTTGTTACCTCAGCTGTTGAGTATCCTGTCAGGCGCCGCGTTCTACTTTCACTTCTCAGCTTCCTCTGCGGGCTTCTCTTCTACAAACCAACAGCCTCGATACTAATCGGGCTTGCCAGCATGATACCGACAATCACGCAGGACTCTTTTGAAAGAGGAATCGTGTATTCCGCCGGCGCGTTCGTCGCGTCTATCGTGGCGGTGCGGGTTGGCATATGGCTGTATCACCGTTCTGATAATCCACGCGATTTAATCCCTGGAGGAAAAGACGATGACAGGTCATGATCTGTTGCTAATAACCAATGCCCTTATATGCGCAGGAATTGCGTTCAGGGTGATGTTCTTCCAACGCAACGGATCGCGCCACCGCCGGTGGGGTGGATGGATTGCCTACTTCCTGATTGTGTCGGCCGCCAGTATCCCGGTACGAGCCATTTACTCACTTCTCTATCACTTCCCCATGACCGCAGATCTTTCTGAGGTCGTTATCAATGCTGTGATGCTGGCTGCCGTTCTGAAAACTCGCGGCAACGTCGTGCAAATATTCAAAATATCGAGGTCTCAACATGGACATTAACCAATTCCAGAAAGTTGCTGGTATTAACCTGGCGCTGGCGACACGCTGGCATTCACACATTTTTGCAGCCATGAAAGAGTTTGGCATCAGCAAGCCTGATGATCAGGCAATGTTTATTGCCCAGACCGGGCATGAAAGTACTGGCTTTACCCGGCTTGTAGAAAGTTTCAATTACAGCGTGGCCGGCCTGGCCGATTTTGTCCGCGCCGGTCGGCTAACGCAGGGTCAGGCAAACTCTCTTGGCCGCCGGCAGGGCGAACCATCTTTACCACTGGAACGCCAGCGCGCGATCGCCAACCTCGTGTACAGCAAACGCATGGGTAACAACGGGCCAACAGATGGCTGGTTTTACCGCGGGCGTGGACTTATCCAGATCACCGGCCTGAACAACTACCGGGACTGTGGCAATGGCCTGAAGGTGGATCTGGTGCAGCAGCCAGAACTGTTGGCGCAGGATGAGTATGCTGCTCGCAGCGCGGCGTGGTTCTTCGCTACCAAAGGATGCATGAAGTACACCGGTGACCTGGTGCGCGTCACGCAGATCATCAATGGTGGGAAGAACGGCATCGACGACCGGCGCGCACGGTACATCACCGCCAGTAAGGTGCTGGCGGTATGATCCGGGCATTCGTCAAAGCGTACTGGAAACAGTTGTTTATCGTGGTGATGCTTGCTGCTCTGGTGTTCGGTGGCATGATTGCCTGGAATGTTCACGGTGACAGGCAGTACGACGCCGGGTACGCACAGGCAAAGGCAGACCGCAAAGCAGAAGATGAGAAAGCTCGTCAACATGACGAACAGGAGAAAGCAACCAATGAACGAGAAGCGCAGCAGAGGATCGACCAGGCGCGCAATGATGCTCTTGATGCTGCCGCTCGCGCTGGCAGGTTGCAGCAGCAGCTCGTTGCCATCCGTGAGCAGCTCAGGCAGTATAACGCCACTGTCGGCGCTGGGTCGTCAGCCGCAGACACCGGAATTTTGCTTACCGACGTGTTCGAAAAATCTCTCGAACGAAACCGACAACTGGCAGAATACGCTGACCGGGCAGCAGAAGCCGGAAGGGTCTGCGAAAGGCAGTACGATCAACTGACGAAACAGGGTACTGTTTCCCGGTGA